GTTCGCCGGGAAAATCAAGGTCTTTACATTCCACTGGCGCGACGACCCGCGCAAGGACGACGCCTGGTACGCGAAGCAATGCGACGAGCTCGACCCCGTCACGGTCGCCCAAGAAATCGACATCAACTACGCCGCCAGCACCGAGGGCGTGTTGATCCCGTCGGCCTGGGTGCAAGCGGCCGTTGACGCGCATGCCAAGCTCGGCATCGTCCCGAGCGGTACCCGCCGCGGCGCGCTGGACGTCGCCGACGAGGGCCGCGACAAGAACGCGTTTTGCGGCCGGTACGGCATCCTCATCGAGCATGTCGAGGAATGGTCGGGCGTCGGCGACGATATTTTCGGAACGGTGCAAAAGGCGTTCGGCATTTGCGACGATCGCGATTACGGGTCGTTCCAATACGACGCGGACGGGCTCGGCGCCGGCGTGCGCGGCGACTCCCGCGTTGTGAACGAACAACGGCGCGCGGCCGGCATCCCTGATGTTACGGTCGACCCGTTCCGCGGTTCGGGCGCCGTACACGACCCCGAGGGCGAAATGGTCAAAAAGCGCATGAACAAAGACTTTTTCGCGAACCTCAAGGCTCAGTCTTGGTGGGCCCTGCGCATCCGGTTCCAAAAGACATTCCGCGCCGTCACCGAGGGCATGCAATACGATCCCGACGAGTTAATCAGCATCGCCGGCGACCTGCCAAACCTGGCGAAACTGACGACCGAATTGTCGCAACCGACGTACAGCATAAACGGCGCCGGCAAAGTGCTAGTCGACAAGGCGCCCGACGGTACCCGGTCGCCCAACCTGGCTGACTCGGTCATGATCGTTTTCAACCCAACCGGCGCGCGCGTCGATATTTGGGAAAAGCTGGCGGACTAGAAAAGCGAAACGCCCCTTTCGGGGCGCCTGGCGCTGGCGGATCGGCCGCGCGTTAAACGTCGAACTTGTCGACCTTTGCGATGCACACGACGATTCCCTCGGCGTTGCGCAACGTCGCCTCATAATCGCCGCTCGCCAGCAAGAGGAACGTTACGCGGCCGCGGTTCTCGCGGTTCGGGTTGGCGCGGCATGCGTCGAAAATAGCGTTCTCGTTGCGGCCGATGTTGGCTTTGCTGGCGTGTTCGATGTCGTACATTTTGTGCCCCTGGTTGCATTGTCGATACGTGTATATTAGTTGAATTATTCAACGGTTGCAAGCATTTCAGCAAAATAAATTTGATGTATCGCAACTGTTGCAATTTGGAATAAAATGCGGTATCAGACAACCGGGCGCCAACCATGAGCAAGCAACCCAAACCGAATGCCGCGCAACGAATGGGCGAACGCGTACGCCAGCAAACGGCACGCGTCGCGACGGGCGACTCGTTTACCAATTTCGCCGCGCGCCTGGGCTACGGCGCCGGGTCGCAACAGGACGGGTCGCGATTCTCGTTCGACGCGATCTCGCGCAACCGGGTAAACCTCGAGTATGCGTACCGCTCGAACTGGGTTTGCGGCCTGGCGGTCGACGTGGTCGCCAAGGATATGACCCGGGCCGGCGTCGAGTTCCACAACGCCGACATGCCGCCCGACCGCGCCGAGAAATTGCACAAGGCAATGGAGTCGCTACGCATTTGGAAAGCGTTGTGTGATACGTCGAAATGGGCTCGCCTGTACGGCGGCGCAATCGCGGTCATGCTGATTGACGGTCAAGACCCGCGTACGCCGCTTAATGTCGAACGTATCTCGCGCGGGCAGTTCAAAGGGTTGCTCGTGCTCGATCGCTGGCAAATCCAACCGACGCTCGAGGACCAAGTCAGAGAACTCGGGCCCGAGCTCGGCATGCCCACGTTTTACGACGTGTTGCCGGCCGCGCGCGCCATGGCCGGGCAGCGCATCCATTATTCGCGCGTTATCCGCATGGACGGGCTCGAGCTCCCGCACTGGCAACGCCTCGCCGAAAACGGTTGGGGCCAATCCATCATTGAGCGACTGTACGACCGCATCGTTAATTTCGATTCGGCCTCGGCCGGCGTCGGGCAACTCGTGTACAAGGCGCATTTGCGCGTCGTGAAAATCAAAGGGTTGCGCGAGACGATCGCACTTGGCGGCAAGGCGGCCGAGGGCGTCGCCAAGCAACTCGAAATGATCCGCCAGTACCAAAGCAACGAGGGCTTGACCGTGCTCGACGCCGAGGACGAGTTCGAGGCGCATTCGTACACGTTCTCGGGCCTGGACAACGTATTGCTGCAATTCGGGCAGCAGATATCGGGAGCAACGCAAATCCCGCTCGTGCGCCTGTTCGGCCAATCGCCGGCCGGCCTGAACTCGACGGGCGACAGCGACTTGCGCACGTATTACGACAACGTCGCACAGCAACAGGACGAGCTCTTGCGGCCGGGCATCATGCGGTTGTTTTCGGTCCTGCACCCGTCGACGTTCGGGACGGCGTTACCCGAGGGGTTCGCGTTCGAGTTCGTGCCGTTGTGGCAGATGACCCCCGAACAAAAGGCGACCGTCGCAAAAGAGACGACCGAGGCGATTGTTTCGGCCGAGGGCGCCGGCATCATTTCGCAACAAGTCGCGCTCAAGGAATTGAGGCACGCGTCGCGGCAAACGGGCGTATTCACCAACATTACCGACGAGGACATCAACGCCGCCGAGGATGAACCGCCGGCACCTGGCGAGGGGGTTGATCCCGGCGCCGAGGTCGACGCGGCCGGCAAACCGATCGAGCCGGGCCGCGTCGCGCCTGACCTCAAGGCGGCCGCATGATTCCCGCCCGCCCGTTCCCCGTGCTGAACCCGCCGCCCGGTTGCCCGCGGTTCGTCGCATGGGCGTCGCTCGACGTAGAGCACGCCAACCTCATACACGGGCTCGCGCTCACGATGTTGGCTCGGTGCGGCGGGCTCACCCCGACCGAGATTTTCGGCAACGTGCGTCGTGTGCCCCCGAGAGATTACGCGACGATTGACCCGGCCGCGGCGCTCGACCTGGTCGCGAGGATTGCAGTCAATGGCAACAGCTAAGAAACGGCCGCCGCCGAATTTCCGCAAGGTCGAGCGCCAGTACGCCCGCCAGCTTGAGAAAATCGCGCGGCATGTGGGCGACATCATCGGCGGGTATCCGCCTGGCGACCCGGCCGCCGCGCCCGCGATCGAGCGCGCGTTGCGCGGGTATTCCGACATCATCCGAGGTTGGGCAAAGGTCGCCGCGCAAAAGATGATCGCCGCGGTCGACAAGCAAGACGAAAACGAATGGCGCGAGCGGTCGCGTGAAATGTCGGTCGCCATGCGCGAGGAGCTACGGCACGCCAACACGGGCGAGACGCTGCGCACGCTGCTCGACGAGCAAGTCACGCTCATTACCTCAATTCCACTCGAGGCGGCGCAACGTGTGCACCGGTTGACCCTGGCCGGGCTCGAGGATTCGACGCGCGCAAAAGAGGTCGCCGCCGACATCCTCAATTCCAACAACGTCGCCGCGGCGCGCGCGCGGCTGATTGCCCGCACTGAGGTCGCGCGCACGGCGTCGCAACTGACGCAAGCACGCGCAACGCACGTCGGGTCCGAGGGCTACATTTGGCGCACGAGCGGGGATACTGACGTGCGCGACTCGCATGCGAAAATGAACGGGAAATTTGTGCGTTGGGATTCGCCGCCGACCCTGACCGACGGGACCGTCACGCACGCGGGGCAAATCTACAATTGCCGATGCTACCCCGAGGCGGTCATTCCTGATTAGCGGCCGCGCCGGCGCTCAACGTCGCCTCGATTTCACCGAGCAAGCGGTCGGCGTCGCGCATCCATTCGCGCGCATCGCGGCCGGCCGGCGAGCGTTGGTACTGTGCGCGGCACTCTTGGATACGCGCGAGAATCCCCGGGTGGCGCTCGCCTGGTGATTGTAATTTTGCCGTACTCGCCACATTGGCGGCGGCGACACGTTCTGATAGTTCGCGCGATGGCATATATTTATCTCTCTCGGGTTTGACGTCGGTCAACAAATGACGACGTCGTCAACTATGGCATTGAACATTCGCAAGGGGGCGCACGATTGCATGTGCATATTTCGGGCGCCGAGACGTGCATATTAGTTGAATTATTCAACGATAGCAAGCATTCTCGCCGTTTCCGAAACAACATTTTCGTATCGTGCCGAAAATTCTTTGCGTTGATTCCGCTCAACGTGTTATAGAATGCAACTATTGCACATGGGCACAAATCGCGAATCATGCCGTTTTACACAACCGAACAACTCGGACCGTCCCAAAGCTTGACCCCTGACGGGTTCTTGCTTTGCGAGCGCGTACCTATTGCGCGGACCGGCACGCAATTTTATGGACCTGGCGAGGTACCGATCGAGTCCGGCGCCGACGGCATTATCCGAGTCGTGCGCGACGAGGCCGAGGTTTTCCGCCCCGAGACAATCGCCTCGTTCGAGGGCAAGCCGGTAACGCTCGATCACCCGTCGTTGTTCGTGACGCCGGAAACCTGGCGCGAACTGACCGTCGGCGTTGTGCAGAACGTGCGCCGCGGCGACGGGTTCGACGCCGACCTCTTGCTCGCCGACTTGCTCATCACCGACGCCGCGGCAATCAAGCTCGTGCGCGCCGAGCCTGACCCCGAAAAGCCGGGCTCGTTCATCCGGCCGTTGCGTCAAGTCTCGTGCGGGTACGACGCGAATTATGTTCAAGAATCGCCCGGCGTTGGGTATCAACGCGACATCATCGGCAATCACGTTGCCCTAGTTGACCGGGGGCGCGCGGGCGCCCGTTGTGCCATCCAAGACAAGGAACCTGAAATCATGACTACCAAGACGAAAGACAAGGCCTCGCTGCTGCAAAAGCTGCTCGGGCGCTTTGCCGCCATGGACGCCGACGAGCTCGAGGCGGCCGTACAAGACGCCGAGGAATCGGACGAGGAAAAGGCCGCGCGCGAGACGAAAGACTCGATCGCCAAGCTGACCGCGACCGTTGACTCGCTGACCGCGCTCGTTACGAAGCTGGCGAAAACCCGCGACGCCGACGGCGACGACAAGGACGCCAAAACCGACGACGACGAGCTCGACGAGAACGGCAACCCGAAAGCCAAAACCGACGACGACGGCGGCGACCTGACCGACCCGAAACCGGCCGGCAAAGTCGACGAGAGCGGCGTCTATACCGGCGACTCGCTGAAAGACGTGATTTCCCGTGCCGAAATCCTGGCGCCTGGCGTCAAGGTTCCGACCGGCGACTCGATCAAATCCGACGTTGTCGTCACGCTGCAACGCACCGCGCTTGTCGAGGCGATGAAAACGACCGACGGCGCAAAGGTCGTCGCGCCGTTCCTGGCCGGCCGCGACCTGGCGAAAATGACCGCCGACGCCGTCTCGGCCGCGTTCGTGGGCGCCTCGGAGCTCGCGCGCCAAACCAACAACGCCCGCGGCGCCAATTTCGGCCGTACGGGCACAACCGATCACCGCGCCGTTGCAAACCGCGTCGCGGAGATGAATGCGAGCGCCTCGGCGTTCTGGAAACGTACTTAACCTCGGAGACCTGACAAAATGGGTAAATCTCTGCTTTATCGTATGTCGTCGGGTATCGCCGGCGACGTGTCCCGCCCGGCGCAATCCCTGATCGAGTCGGCAACCCTGAACGCCGCGGCCGCGTTTGCGGCGTACGGCCTGGCCGGCAAGTTCGTCGGCGGCAAGTTCGTACCACTGGCCGGCGGCGAAACTGCGGCCGACGTGCGCGGTTTCCTGGTGCGCCCGTACCCAACCCAAACGGCCAACGCCGACGGTTCGGGCGTGCAACTCGGCATCGTGGGCAACGTCATGCGCCGCGGGTACATGACCGTCGTTTGCGGCGCCGGCGTGCCCGCCAAAGACGGTCAAGCGTACGCACGCATCGCCGCGCCATCGGCCGGCAAGCCGCTCGCGGGTATCGAAGCGGTCGCCGACGGCGCCAACACGATCGCGATTGCCGGTTGCCGTTTCACCGGTCCGGCCGACGCCGCCGGCAACGTCGAAATCGAATTCAACCTGTAACAGCACGGGAGTTTTTATAACATGACCAAGAAACTGATTCTCGGCGCTGCGGTTACTGCCGCAATGGCCGGTCTGTCGGCGCAAGCTGCGCAAGGCGTGCGTGCCCGCACGTACGACAACAACATGATGACGTTCGACCGCGCAACGATCGACTCGGCCGGCGCGTTCCTGATCGGCGAGCTCGAGCGCCTCGACCAAACGCTCAACCTGCCGCTCGTGGAATACACCTGGTCGCGCGATATCATGTTGCGCGAAGATGTGTCGATCGGCGACGAGCAATCGTCGTTCACCAACTCGAGCTTTGCGGCCGCCGGCGGCCCGAGCCCGAACGGTAAATCGTGGGTTGGCAAGGACGCCAACGCAATCGCCGGCCTGGCGCTGGACATCGGCAAGACCGCGAACCCGCTGACCCTGTGGGCAATGGAGCTCGGCTGGACCCTGCCGGAACTGGCAAGCGCCGCGCAGATCGGCCGCCCGATCGACGTCCAGAAATTCGAGGGTATGAACCTCAAATATCAGATGGATATCGACGAACAAGTCTACATCGGCGATTCCGTCATCGGCGTTACTGGCCTGGTCAACAACGCGGCCGTGCCGCTGATGAACGCGCCGACCGGTAGCTGGTCGAACCCGGCGACGACCGCCGACGCCATCCTCGCGGATATCAACAAGCTGTTGTCGACCGCCTGGCAGAATACCGGTTTCGCAATCTGCCCGCGTACGCTGCTCGTCGACCCGGTCTCGTTCGGCGCACTGGTCACGAAGAAAGTTTCGGACGCCGGCAATATCTCGGTGCTCGAGTACATCAAGGTCAACTGCATCGCCATGGCGAAAAACGGCGTGCCGCTGGAAATCAAGCCGGTCAAGTGGCTCACCGGCCGCGGCGCCGCCGGCGCAAACCGCGTCGTGGCGTACACGAACGACAAGTCGCGCGTGCGGTTCCCGCTCGTGCCGCTGCAACGCACGCCGCTCGAGTACCGCAACCTGCACCAACTGACGACCTATTACGGCCGCCTGGGTACCGTCGAGGTCGTGTACGAGGAAACGCTTTGCTACATGGACGGCGTCTAATCGCCGCCCGGTAACTTAACGCAACCGACAAGGGCGCCCCGGGTTTCGACGCGCGGCGCCCTTTCTCTAACCAGTATCGCAAGCTGAGGCCGCACCATGAGCAAGCAAGTTAAAATCTACGTTTCGCGCGCATTCCATTTCAACGCGCCGGACGGTTCCGAACACCAATTCAAGAGCGGCGCCAACATCGTCGACCGGGCCATCGCCGAGCATCCGTTCGTTAAGGCGCACGTCGTCGACGAGGAAGTCGCCGCCGACACCGTCGACCCGAAAGCGTACGCCGCCGCGATCGCCCGTGCCGAGGCCGCCGAGGCGCGCGTCGCCGCCGTCACCGAAGAACTGGGCGACGTGCGCGACGCCCTGAAATCGGCAGAGAACAGCTACGCCGCGGCCGTCAAGGACGCAACCGCCCTGATGGGCCGCGCAACCGCCGCCGAGGCGAAAGTCGCCGCGCTGGAACTGGCCGAGGCTCAACGCCTGGCGGCCGCCCCGCACAGCGCCGGCAAAGGCAAGTAATACGCCATGGACGCCGCCCAATTTAAAACCGACTTTCCCGCGTTCGCGGCCGCTGATGATGCGCGCGTCGGGTTCTGGCTCGCGTTGGGCGTGCGCCTCTTGCCGGCCGACCGTTGGGCCGATCTGCTCGACACCGGGCTCGAACTGTACGTCGCGCATCAACTGACGCTCGAGAAAAAGGCGGGCAATGTGGTCGGCCAAGTCACGTCGAAAACGGTCGACAAGGTCGCGGTATCGTACGACACGGCCGCGGTAAGCCTGGCCGACGGCGGGCACTACAACGCAACCTCGTACGGTATTCAACTGCTGCAACTGGCGCGCATGGTCGGCGCCGGCGGGTTCCAGTTATGACGATCAAGTCGGGCGTCAAAACGACGCGCGACGACGTCGAACGCGTGCTACGTTCCATTAAAACGCTAACCGGGCTCGACGTCCTGGTCGGCATCCCGGCGGCGAATACCGAGCGCCGGGAAAAGGGCGAGCCGATCAACAACGCCCAACTCGGATACATACACGAGAACGGCGCCCCGAAAGCGAATATCCCCGCGCGCCCGTTCCTGATCCCTGGCGTTCGCAACGCGCGCCCGAAAGTCATCCAGTTTTTCAAAAAGGCCGCCGAGGCGGTCTTGCGCAAAGACCTCGAAGGGGCGTCGCGCGCGCTGCACGCGGCCGGGCTCACCGCGCAAAACGAGGTCCGCGCCGTCATCAACGCCGGGCCGCCGCCGCCGCTGTCTGTGCGCACACTCGAGGCACGGCGCGCGCGCGGCCGTACCGGCGAGGTACCGTTGATCGACACGGGCCAATTGCGCAACTCGATTACGTACGTTTTACGAACCGATAAAAAATGATCGACATTGCCGACCTTCTCGCCGACCCTGAGCTCGGTGCCGAAACCGACCTGGTGTGCGTGCGCAACGAGCAAACCGTCGGCACCAACGGCCGGGCAGTCAACACGCCGACCGAGCTACCG